TTTGATTGCATTTATTATTAGTGCAAATGCTCCTAGTTTATACGCATTAGTCACTTCATCATCTGTTGTGATAGGTGTTAATAAATCTCTTATTCTTTTTAATTTATCTATTTCATGTTCGTTTAATAGATGTGTCATTCATACCTCCTTCTTATTATTCGATATAATCTTTCCCACGTCTGTCTTTCTAAAACTTCTTTAGTTGTTCGTGGTTCTCTTTTTGCTCTTAGGCTTAACGCACAGCCTATTATTTTTTCTTTCCATTTTTTCTTTCTCATTTTTTACCTTTGTAAAATAATTTCTTGTCCATACTGGAAATAAATAATATTTCATTTGCCCTCGCTTTGCTCGGTATTCGGTATCGCTCCCCTCGTACCTTCGGTACTCGGTATCGCTCTCTTTTTTCCCCTTAAAGAATAAAAAAAAGCAGTAACTAGAACCACCCAGCTACTGCTTATTGGAGTAATTAATGTTTAGTTGCTAAAGTTTCAGCTATATTAGCTTGTATATTTTCTTCAATTGGTTTGTTGAAGTGCATTGTTGCATTACGTTGTCTTGCATTATGATTAATATCTACACCACCATACTTTACATATGTTTTCTTATGTAATTCTTGGTATACTTCTTTAATAGCTTTAACTCTATTATTGTAGATATTAAATTTGCTAGTCCATAATTTATGTTTGTAATCCCTATCATCAGTTGAATTACTGGTTATGTCAGTATTTCTTAAATCTTTGACATTACCTATTTCTTCTATTGCATGATTACTAGCTTGTTTAACTTTATCTAACTGCATTTCGCAACCCATACGTCTAAATTCTAATCCACGTATATGTTGTTCCATGTCTAGTTGACAATCAAATGACTCTACATCAGATTCAGCACGATCTTTGTATAAATCTGTGTATTGCTTTTTAGCTAATTTATAAGCATTACTTTCTATCATCTTAAATTCTTCTAAGATATTATCAGCCATTATTTTCCTCCTTTAGTTTTTATAGGGCTTTGAAACTCTATATCCTTGATGTAAGGTGTCTTTTTAAGAATCTCTTTTCCTTTCTTAATATCATCCCTCATCAACCAATTTGTTACTTTGGCTCCAGCTTTTACGCCTAGTGTTAATGCTGTTAATGTTTTTATAATCATAGTACCTCCTTGCCTTCTGTTTCTTGTATTGCTAAATCTAAGTCGAAGTAATCGTATGGGTCTTTTCCATATTCGATTTTGTATGTGTAATCTTGTAAATTTCTGAACTTGTAACTATTATATTGTTCAGGATGTTTTCTTTTGGTTATTTTAAACCATACAATGTTTAAGTTATATATTATCCAATTAATCATATTAATATCCTTATGTATTGTGCTACCATGTAGCTTGTTATGAACGCTATTAAGAAACAAATTAATGCTCGTTGATATCTAGGCATTATCTACTCCTAACTTTTCTAATATGATGTTAAAGAACTCATGTTCTAATATGTCTACTTGGTCTGTATCTTCTATAGACTTAGCATATTCTAACTTCTGCTCTAATTCCTCTAATCGCTTGTCGACTTGAGCTAGTTTTGTGTAAACTATTTCTGGTATATTCATTTTATACTCCTTCGTTTTATTATTTGATTGTTTGTTCAATCACTTGTCTTTTTCCTACACATTAGGATTAAGAAGATTTCGAGTTGCAAAATGAGAATCGTATCTAGTCAAGCTTGGCTCTCGTACAGGGAGCTATACGCACTTAATAGCGACCAGCATGGAACGGAGCATAGCTTTACTTGGGATTCTTGTTTTGCTACAATGCAACTGCTTAAATTCGTATGAGAGAGAGAGTAGTCCTCGTCCGATTGTGACACATTGTTAATTCGTGAAATAATACCTAGGGATGTATATGATACAGCGAGGTCTAGGCCGAAGCTGTTATCGGCTATTATACGTTGGGGGGTTTACTATACGCTTTAGCGAATAGTGATAATCATACCTAGGTAATAGGAGCATTGAGAATGTGTTATTTTGGCTATACGAGGACACAATGAAAGACGCATAGCGACTATGTGAATAGTCTTGTAACAAATGGTAATGTAATGTTCGTTGACAATGAAATTTGAGAGTATATTCGTGTTAAGGGGTTATGAATAAGAATAACCTGACTACCAAACAGAAAGACCTAGTTGATACTATCGTAACCACAGGATGTAGTATCGCTGAAGCTAGTCAAAAGGTAGGATATGCAAAGGGAGAATCAGGTAGAGTAGTAGCAAGTAGAACGTTACGATTACCCCACGTACAGAGGTACATGATGGAACGTGTGGCTAACACAATAGGTTTAGGTGCAGTTCAAGCAAGTCAGAAGTTAATTCAGTTATCAGGTGAAGCCAAGAGTGAGTACGTGCAACTAGAAGCGTCAAGAGATCTATTGGATAGAGCTGGTGTAAGAGCGCCAGAACGCATACAGCATGACGTAACGGGTGATATAAAAATCAATATTGATCTCACATAAATAGTTGTTCCACAAAGAGGGGTGGGGGGCAAAAAACGTAACTGTGTTTCTATATATATATCCCATACAAACATTAGAGCTTAAAAAAAGCACGTTAGAGCAGTACGATTGGATTGAGGTACACGGTAACAGGATGTGAGTATCAAATATATTTTTTTATCTTTAGAGTGATTTTCTTTCACCCTAAACAAAATGGACAAGAGAATGACACAGTTAGAAAAAGAAATCAAAGACCTCAAAGAACAAAATAAAACACTCCTCCAAAGCCTTGAAAGACACCTAGAAGAAAAAGCAGACCTACGTAAACAATTATATAAGGATACAAATAATGAGTTTTCTCCAAACAATATCCCTCCAAGATAGACGACGATTAAGACAAATAGTTAAAAAGGTACATTTAAAGAATTATCCCACCGAACACATTAACGATTATGAAGCTGATAAGTTAATTGAATCCTTTGCTCCTGATGTCGTAGAAAAATTTATTAAATCTGCAGTAGATTCAGGAAACGTTAAATAATGGATTTTAGTTACAAGCCCTACGGCGAGGTACTAAAAGGATTTATGAAGTCAGATGACTTCTTTAGAGGAATAAGGGGGCCTGTTGGAAGTGGAAAGTCCGTTGCCTGTTGCGTAGAAATATTTAGGAGAGCACTGCAACAACAAAAGAATAAAGATGGTATCCGTAGATCACGTTGGGCAGTCATAAGAAATACAAATCCACAGCTTAAAACCACGACTATTAAGACATGGCTTGATTGGTATGATGAAAATGTTTGGGGCAGATTTAAGTGGTCAGTACCTTATACGCACCATTTAAAAAGAGGTGATATTGACCTAGAGGTTATTTTCCTAGCCCTTGATAGACCTGAAGATGTAAAAAAATTGCTCTCATTAGAGCTGACTGGGGTATGGGTAAATGAAGCAAGAGAGATTCCGAAGTCTATTATTGATGCTTGTACTATGAGGGTAGGTAGATTTCCGTCTATGCGTGAAGGTGGCGCTTCTTGGTATGGGGTTATTTGCGATACGAACGCACCAGAAGAAGATCATTGGTGGCCCATTATGGCTGGTGATGTACCTGTGCCAGATCATATTTCTAGGGATGAAGCGTTAATGCTGATTAAACCTGATAATTGGTCTTTCTATACGCAAGGGGGTGGCATGAAAGAAGATAGGGATGAACAAGGTGACTTAACTGGGTATAGTGATAACGACCACGCTGAAAATAAAAAAAATTTAACGCCGAAATATTACAATAA